CTTTTTCGTTGTTCATCTTAGCCTCTAATTGTACTTTGTCAATAGGTGGGGGTACTCGCTGCACCTTCTTTACGGCATCCGCTTTCCCCCCGAAACTTAAGTAGAGCGTGCTGCCCCACCCAAAGGGAACGGTATCTCATACCCTGCGTTGGGTACAAGTCGGCGCGGCTCGTTAAGAAACCTACGCTCGGAAACCGTCTTTTCGGTGTGGAACTTATGCGGCATTGTTTCGTACACATCTTTAATCGCCCGGTCTACGACCTCTGCACGTCCTGACGCTGCCGCAGACATCAGCATGTTTTGCAGATGTACCGGTAACATGGTGTGGTTCGGGTGCTTTACATTCTTCATAGTCAGACCGCCTTACCTTGGAGTCTGTCGGCGACCAACTTGGCGTAGCCCGCAATGTCAACCCAATTGTCAACGTAGTCAGGGTCACCGTTCACGATACGGCCTAGCTTGGTGCAGATCATGTCCAGCGCCTCGGCTTGGTCAAACGAAAACGCTTTATTGTGTTTGTTAGCGTGAATACGCAAGGTGTTCTTAAGTGTGTAGGCTACAAAAGACTGCCCGCCAAACATGCCGTAGCGAACACCACGGTCAGTCAGTGTTACGTCAATATCCACAGGTGTACGGTCACGCCCTTTCGTAAACTCAAAAATTGATTCGGCAGCTTTTGTGAGCACTCCTTCTGTTGTGCTTTTTACGGTGTCTAGCACCTTGCGCTTAGCGGCGTAAGCGAGTCCGTACCTGCACCCAAGTTCTGTTGCTACGTCTTTGGTAGACATGGTAGGGTTGCGTTTGATAAAGCGGCGAACCTTCTCCGATGCACTTATTTTCTTAGCCATTGTGTGTTTCCTTAGTTTCGTGGTTGATGTAGTCAGCAAGAATTTCTCTAATCTTGGCTTGCTTTGAATGCGGGTGATGTTGGGCAAAATAGTCCAGCACCTCCTTGGGCAATCGCAAGCTCATGTAGTGGAGCGTAGGCTTCTTACCGGGGCCTCGTCCCTTACGTTTTTTATCTGGTTTTAAAAATTCAATTCCGGTTGTCATTTGTTTCCTTAGTTTTCTTGGGACGTCCACGCTTCTTTGGTGGTATGGCTCGCTCCTCCGTTGTGAATGTGTGGTTGTTAGCGCATTTCCTTCTGCGTTCTACACAATCCCCAATACTTTTTGTTTGCTCGACTGTCGTCCATGCGTTACAGGTTGGGCACATCAAGTGCGCTTCTCCTTGGTTATTTACTCAGGGTCATGCCAGATGTCAGGGCTTTGCGCTCTTCGTCTGTCAGCCCTACCCACGGGCGCTGTGCCAAGGATTCTTTAATGGCGGTGATGGCTGCTTCAATTTTTGAAGACCCCCACCAGTGATTTATGTTTGCCAATTCCAGCGCCTCCAGCGCCAGCTTCAGGGCTTCGTCTTTGGTCATATCAGCAGACTCCATATCCACATGCCTGTAAACAGCATCAGGCCAAAGAACACCACTAGCACCACAATCGCAAGCCCCAACAGGATGCTGCCCATTGTGTGCCACTCTTCCGTCTCTGGCTCGATGTCGGCGGGTACTGCTGGATACGCTTTGATCTTGCGGGTTTCCGTCTCCAGCCCCCCATCCGTAAATTGGCAGAAGCTGGCGCACTGTGGCGTGTGTGGGCAGATGCCCCCCGCATCGCAGACCCTGTTCATATGATCTCCTCGGTCTTACCCAAGTACGCCTTCAAGCGTTTGACTCGTTGCTTGTTGTAAGTCACCATCGACTGCGCGTACTCCACACCAGTCTCGGCCTTCAACAGATCGTGCTCGGCATGGATTAGTTCATGCGCTATCGCCTGTGCTGGCGTGACCGTCTTCATCATGAGCTTTAGCTCTGTCCACATATATTTAAACATCGTCTTTCTCCTTAGATAGTCGGCGAAACCTCGCTATGTTGTTCTTGATTGCTCTCGGCTCATCTGCGTTTCGCGTGAGGAATTGTGGTGTGTCGATACCCTCAATCCTCACCTTGCAATGAGACCCACTGAGCAGGTCCAAGTCAACGATACAAAATCCAGCCTTCTCGTACTCTTTAAATTGTTTACGTAAATTTGTAGGCACTTTCATACAGCCCCCTAACAACTGTTAGCTCTCCTGCGTAGGCAGCAGCAAAACGAAAGCCTCTACGCTGACCCGACACCCTATGCCAGTTACCACTTGCTCTGGCTCGACAAGTTTCAACATCCCTAAGCCACCACGTAGTTGTTCGGGAAGTGTATTATCATCATAGAGTTGTACATTGTCACCTGTTTTAACGATATAATTTTTATCAACTATGACAACCATAGATGTTTTCTTGTCTTCAAATGCGTTAAGAACATCTGTGACTGTACGTAGCTCAGCTTGGGCGTGGGTGTTTTCCCTAAGTAGGGCTGACATCGTAGCGGTTTCGGCATACCCTAGCTCCCCTAGATTCTGTAAGAAAGTCTCAACCCCAGAAAGACGTACCAACGCAATGATGTTCTGGTTCAGCGTATGTTCCCCTTGCTCCCATGTCCGTTGCTTGTGCCGCGCTGCTCGGTTCAATATGTTGCTAGCCTCGATCTTGGCCTTCTCTAGCTTCTCATTTGTGTCAGGTTTGTAGAACATCTTCTTGACAAGCAGCAACGCCTTCTTGGGGTCGGACGTAAACTTCGCACTGCTACGGCTCATCGTAGAGCGTATGCGCTCGTTAGAAATTCTGAACCCATACTTGCCGTTACGCATAGAGTCAAGAGCGACTACGCCTAGATCAAGGCCGTCTTGCTTGACTACGAATCGCGTTATCTTGATTGAGTCAGCCGCAATGCGCGTGTCGGCGTGTAGTGACCATAACGGATTCGCCCTAGCAAGCTCAACCATAAAGGAAAAGAATTCTCTTGGGTTAGACGATATGGTGTAGTCGGGATACTTGGCGCGTAACTCCGAATCGATCACTACGTTACTGGGGATATTTTGATTGCTCATTCTTCATTACTCCTAACAATTGTTACCACTGGAACTTACTCAAGATCGCATCGACCTTGGCCTTGACTTCTTCACGCGCCACTGCGCTCTCCTTGATTGACTCCATGTTCGCGCCCATCATGGCTACCTCTAACTGCCTACGCGCTTCCTCCAACTTGGGGTCGTTGGTTACATTCATCTTGCCAAGCAACTCACACAACTCAAGCGGGTTGGTAATCAGCGAATCAAAGTAACGCTTCTTATCATCTTCACCTTCCTTGTCGGTGAGCTTCTGCGATATGCCTACCAGCATAGTGTGCAGTCTGTCCCACGGCGCTTTCATAGCATCGGCTAACCTACTGCTGTGCTGCTGCTCGTAGTGGTTCTTCAACTCCGTCAGGTCATCTGCTGATACGTCTAAGCGAAAGTCGCCGGACTCAGGGATGGGGTCTACGGCTCGACGGAATCCGAACTTCGACTTGACTTCATCTAAGTCAGGGTAGTCCTCGGCTCGGTACATCGTGCCCAAGTTAGTCGGTGCTTCAGCAACCAGACGGGGATACTCCACAAAGAAGTTATCGCACATGAAGTCGAACGTCTGCGCGTAGCCGTTCATCGTCTGCTTGTACTCCATGAACAACTTAGTCGGCAACAGTCGTTGCCCCTTGTCTGCCCACGGCAAGGTGTGCGTGTTGTGATACAGACGGACCCGTGCCGCAAACTTCTCTATGTCTTTGCGTAGGGACGTTCCCGCAAACAGGTTCTTCTTAGTCTGTGATGCGTCACGCGTGGCTGATGCCCCTGTGTTGACCTGCTCGGTCATCTCTCGGTCAATCTTGCTGGCGGGCCAGACGCTGATGTTCAACTCAACTAACACTGCTGATGCGCTGATACTCATGATGCTTCTCCTTCTGCTGTTAAAAACTCTTCTTCAAGCTCTACTAAAAACCCAACCACTTCGGCAAGGCTGTTACCGAAATTCTCGTTGGCCGTAGGGCGGCGCTTGTCTGCCGATGTCATGGCGTTCTGTAAGTCGTACGCTGCGAACAG